GCGCAAGCAGATTGCAGTGGCTATGGATGGCAACCCAACTATGCTTGTTTGGATGGGTAAACAGCACCTTGGGCAGACTGACAGATCAGACCACACCAGCTCTGATCGATCAATGTCTCCTCATAAAAAAGACTTCAACTCGTTTTATGAGGAAGGTACTGAATAAATGGCTCGCATGAATCCAGCGTTAAAGGATTTTTGGCGAACAAAGGCTGACATAAAGATACTCCGAGGCGGCAGGGCATCAAGTAAAACCCATGATGTTGCAGGGATGGCAATATACCTGGCCTCGAATTATTCTGTAAAATTTTTATGTGTTCGACAATTCCAAAGCAAAATCGCTGAATCAGTCTATGCAATATTAAAGGCAAAAATAGAAGCATTCGGGCTAGAAAAAGAGTTCGACATCCTTAAGACTGTTATCAGGCATAAGCAGACCGGCTC